GCGATACAGCTTCTAAAATAATGCATGGCTATCATCACCCCGTCGCTACACTCGACTTCATGATTGAAAACCTCAAGAAAGGAGATCTCCCCGATCATGTCGTACCACACGACCAACACTACATGCGCGCTCGCCGTGCTGCAGCTGATGCCTTCCGCCCTCCTCAACCCATTCGCCCTGTTCACTTCGCTGACTTGCGCTATTACAACTGGAACTGGCACCCAAACGTCGAAGAGCCTTACTACTCTGATCCTAAACTTCAACAATACGTAGAACATATGTATTCCCTAGGACTTATCGACGACGCTCGCCTCTCATTCGGAAATCTAAAAGACTTTGTCTTTATGGATACCCGACACTACCTCCACTTGATCAAGAATGGAATGATCTCAGACTCAAACCAACTCTGGCCCATCATGAAAATTCATGTCAAACCTGCGCTCACTACTCCTGACGAAACGAAAATCCGTGTCATATACGGTGTCTCGAAACGTCACATCCTCGCTCAGGCTATGTTTTTCTGGCCTCTGTTCCGTTACTACATTGAAGACCACTCCTCCCCTCTCCTCTGGGGATACGAGACTCTCACCGGTGGCATGTCCCGACTTAACACTCTCATGTCTATCCCGCGTCTCCACTTCCGCACCTTCGTTACCATCGATTGGTCCGGCTTCGACCTCCGATCTCTCTTCTCCATCCAACGAGAAATATTTGATGATTGGCGCGAATACTTCGTCTTCGATCAAGGCTACATCCCGACCCGTACTTACAAGTCGACATCCACTGACCCTACAAGGCTGGAACGACTCTGGAACTGGCAACGTGACGCATGCTTCAACATGCCTTTCGTACTGCCCGACCACTCCACGTACAACCGTCGCTTCCGATCTATCCCATCTGGCCTTTTCGTAACGCAATTCCTCGACTCCCACTACAACCTCATCATGATTTACACAATCTTAGATGCTATGGGCTTCGACATATCACAAATCAAAATCCTCGTCCAAGGAGATGACTCACTAGTCCTACTACTGTTCTTCATCCCTGCGGATCAACACGATGCATTCAAACAACGCTTTCAAGAGCTCGCTACCTACTACTTTGATCACATTGCACGCCCCGAGAAAACCAACGTCTCCTCCACCTCTCAAGGTGTTGAAGTACTCGGCTACTCTAACCAAAACGGCTACCCAACACGCAACATGACCAAACTGCTCGCTCAGTTGTATCATCCACGAAACGTAGACAAGCATCATTGGAAATCACTTCTAATGGCTAAAGTCTGTGGCTTCGCTTACGCATCCATGTACCAAGATTCTTCTGTGATCGACTTCCTCCGTCAAATTTACAACGACCTCAAACGCAAAGGGTTCACCCCCAAAGCTGGTCGCGTCATGCGGGACATTGTCCTGTTCGGCGAATCTGAATTTGAAGTCCCTCTAGACCACTTCCCTACCCACGAAGAAGTAACCAGGCATTTACGTATCCCGTACCAGCGCACCCAAGCTGACCGTGATAACTACTTTCCCTCCTGGCACTTTTCCGACACGAAGTAGTCCGCTGATTCCGTACAATCCGCTTCAAACCGAAAAAAAA